CACGAGAATAGGCAACAGCAAATGAAGAATAATTAATTAGATCTTTAAGCGAATCTTCAACACCTTCAAAGTTAGGCTCATAGTTAGGATCATTCTCCATAGCTTCGAGTACAGACCATAGACGAATAGTCTTTGTGTTAATCAATTCCATGATTGACATAACGCCACGTGGATAATAATCAGCTTGACGAATACGTGAGTTTTCGTTCTGATAGTCGTTAGATTTTCTTGCTTGAATTTCTGCACATTCTTGCAAGACTTTTAATGATTCTTTCATCTTTATGCTGCTTTCATTTTATATAGATTAGTAGGACGATTAGTACGACCGTATTGACCTTTATCTTCGACATAAATCTTTTGACGTGTTCCAGAGCTATGATCGAAAGCTATACCTTTTTTTGCCATTGTACGCATTCTATCTTGAATAAGACTTTGAAATAATGGATCAGTAGCATGACCGCCGATCAGACCAATCATGTCGCTACCGGTAATATTACTATGGCTTGAGAATCTATGTAACTGATTAAAACATATTACCTCAGCTTGATGTCTATACGCAGCTCTTACTGCAGCTTTTTTTAACTTTTCTTTTTCTTCACTATTCATAACATATCCTTTCTCACTCTATTATAACACAACATTCAATTGTTGTACATAGTTATTTAATATTTCACTTGACGAATTTGTTTTCTTTCCACCGACATTAAATTCCCATTTCATCCAAGGATGATCGCCATATTTTAAATATTCAGGGGTATTTTCTAAGCTTCTATCTCCGCCATTTGCAAATAACAAATACGATGCATTATGGCCTAATACTTTATCTATAGCATCATTCGAAGTTCCATCGTCATCATTAAATGATATGACGTCACTTACATATTTAATAGCACCTAAAACCGCTGCTCGTTCTTCAAAGGGTAGAAAGAATTTACCTTTTTTTCTGATCAGCCATTCGTCAGAATTTAGTCCTACTATTAATCTGTATCCAAGCGACCTAGCTTCCTTTAGATATGAAATGTGTCCTGAGTGAACAGGATCAAATCCTCCGGTAACTAATACTATATTAGGCAACTTTACAATACCATCCTGTAAATTGACTATCTATTAATCTGCTAATTACACTTTCTGCTTTTTCGTATTTTATAAATTTGTGCGGAACAATATCGCCAACTTGAAATAATTTATCCGTATCTTCAGTAGTATAAAATAAAAAATGTGTTAACATATTCTTTTCAAAAATAGATTGTTTTAAATTATATAAAGTTTTAGGATCTGTAATATTAAAATTATCAGTTGCGCATCTTTTTAAATCTGTCAAATGCGGCGGATTAAAATTAAAGATTAGGTCGTGTCTCCATCTATGACTAGGAGGATTAGCAAGTTTATTTTTAATTAACCACCATTCAAGAAAGAGGTAATCGCAATTTTTTTCACTTTTATAGCTACCTTGATTCCAGTGATGATTTCTATAATCAATAAAGTCTTGCGTAACAACCAGATCTCTATTAATAAGATTAGATATTTTTGTAGACATATTCTAATGCTCTATCTGCTTCAACGTCCATAGGACGGTTTTCATACCAATTGCCAGTTCCCATATCAAACTCTCGACATAGATTAGTTATCTCATGTGACGTGATCGGATACTGTCGTTCAACAGCTCTTGCCGCAACCGCAACCATTATCTGATACATCTTATGATACCAGCCAGTATTTGAAATGATTTGATATTCTCCGGCCAGTTTCTTTGGCCAGAAAGGACAGTCACGATAACTTGTCCATACTATATTTGTATTATCTAGTTTTGATTTTTTGTGTTCAAGAACTTGTTTTTGTAAAGCTTCAGGGAGTCTATCGATAAAGTTTTTGCTTGATTTTTGTGCGTACTCATGTTTTGCCATGAGTTTGAATGGATCAATATGTTCGCCATCATCATTAGAAAAGATGAAGTTATAAGCATTATCGTAAGTTGCCGGAATATAATACATACGAGATAAATCTTTAGTCTGTTTATCTGCCATGTTACCAAGCTCTGAGTTGAGAGCATACCAGAAGTGCTTGATTTTATCTTGCTCAACGAAAGATTTAAGTGGGAAAACTACACGAAATTTTGGAAATTCATGAGTGCTACTAGCGGTACTATAACACACATATGTGTAATTACCAAAGCGCTCATTAAGTTCATCTTCTAGTTTGCCCTTAAAAACGTGATCGTCAACATCAATAGCAGCCCAACCTGCCCAAGCATCCACATTCTTGTTGGCCCTAGTTGTATCAGAAACGTATACAGCTGGCGATATAAGTTGCGCATCTTTTTTTCCCTTTACAGGTTGTTTAGACAATTTATAGAAAAGCTCCGAGAGCTGTTGCCAGTTCTCGAAGTCCATTCTACGATGTGTTTTATTATCAAAGACGCTCTTAAAGAGCGTTAGCGAAATCGCCATGGTTACCCTCATGATCAGGACCCTGCCAGTCAGCAGGTTTAATTAAGTCTGGTAAACCAAATGGATTAGGTCGACCAGGTTTCACTCCAGATTCTTTTGACATATTTGCTTCATAGATAGCGTCCCATGCTTTATTAGCATCGACACCAAATACGTCAAGCGTGCCAATAGCAAATACGCACATATCAATTAGCCCATCAACAATCTCTTCTGGATCTTTATTGTCAAATGCATCTAGCGTTTCGCCTAGTTCTTCTTGGCACATTGATAAACGAAACTTGAGATACGTAGCCATTAAATCTTTATCGTCTTTATTTTTTTCAAACCATTCTTTGACACCAAATTTATTATGCATCATATAAATGTCATTAGCCCAATCGCTCATTAGTATATTTTCCTCACTTGATAGTTAAATTGGTCAGTAGTTTTAATGTTAATTTTGCGACCCTTCATATCTCTGCCTTTAAGAGACGTTTGGTCAATCTTACTTAGTTCTGATAGTTCAAAGAACTGTGTTCTCTTAGTACCATCACTTTCATTGTACCATATTGTGACTTCGTACTTATCATACAAAAGCCTTTTTAGCCAGTTTGTCATATAAAGAAATCCTCCAACGTGTTTGTATTATCATAGTTAATAAACCAACCAGTCGGATCCAGAATAGGTTTTAATGGATCGCTAAACGTTTTTGAATATTGCATATCGTAATCCACGTACTTATCTAAACCGAATTCTTTTGGCAAATAATCAGGGAATGCGATAACATTCTCATTGATAGGATTAGGAGTTTTGAGATAACAGAACTTAACCTTTTCGCCGTTTTGAATTTTAGTATATTTCTTGTGCAAATTATATTTGTCGATAAGACCATTATACAACAAACTGCCACGAATGTGAATAGGCGTTCCCTTTTTATATGCGATTTTTTCACCTTTTTTTGTTGCCCACTTGGTTACCTCTCGGGCGCCACGTGGGAAGGATATCGATTCAGGCGGAAACGAACGAAACTCATTATAGAAATCTGTGATAAATTGTTGTGTATCTGTTTCATTACCATTTATAATAATTTTAAACGCTTGCTTAAATTTATCACGTACAACTTCAGGAGTTGAAGACTTAATAGCTTCAATACCCATAATCTTAAGTTTGGGTTCGGCGTACTGAACACCTTCTGAGTTATGCACATTTAGAATGTATCGCTTCTTAGCAGTCCAGATACCACGATCAGCAATAACTTCTCTACCCATTTCCATACGTGGCTTGTAAGCATTCATCTGATCAAACAATAATGCGTATGTTTTACTAAGCACTGACTCAAAATGTTCTGAGCATATTTTATCCAGAAACTTGACAGGATCTTTAGGTTTAAAATGATCTACGAGACCGCCCATGTTAATATACAAAGAATCAGTATCAATAGCGATAACATAGTCAACATTATTAGTCTTGAGTATATTGTTCATCTCCTTGTTAATAGCTCTTTCGGCCCATATAACTGATAGCTGGCCTGACAAGGTGATGCCTTCGGCCATTCGCATATCAAAGTATCGGAAATATTTATTACCGAGTGCGCCATAAAGAGAGTTGAGTAGAATCTTAATAGCCATCTGCCGATTATTATATCGATTGATTTCTCGCTCAAGCTCTACGGTTTTGTTCTTCTGGTATTTTTGCTCAACACTAAGCATCTCTTTTTTGATTTGAGAACGCTCACTATAATAGGCCTCAATAATCTTAGGCAAAATACCTTGAAAGTCTTTATGGTATGTAGAGCCATTAGCCGCCACAGAATGTGGAGATGTGACCTTGTCTTCTAAGTTAAGGTAATAATCAACACCAGACCGCTCTGTCTGACCTATAAGCGTCTCAGGTGACATGTTGTATTGTACGATCAGGTTTGGATACAGAGAATTAAGATCGAAGGATACTACCCAGTCGTGCAGACCGACTTGAGGTTCTTTTACATAACCGCCTGGATATGGGTTCTTAATCTTTTCATTGTTAGGCGGTATGGCAATTTTTTTCTTGTTAAGCTCGCGATAGATAATAGAATCCCATATAGCCGTAGTGCCAAATGTATCGGCAAGATTGACTCCACCACGATATGCCATAGTTTGTGCCAACTGAATAAGACCCATCTTTTCTTCGATGCGGTTAACTAGCTGAACGTCTTTGATGTTATAGTCTATAAACTTTTGATGATCTTCTTTATACAAGGTATATAGATTGCCATGTTCTTCGTACGATAATTTCTTTTCGCCGAGAACAACATGAGCGATGTGATCAAGCTTGTATGATTCTTGTGCGCCATATGAGTAACCGAATTTCTTAAATAGTTCTAGATAGTCGGCTTGTTGTACGCCGACGATTTCATAACCGTATTGTGTACGGCCAGTAATTTCTGTATTACGCTCATTCACCATATTCCATGGAGACAAGCGTCTTACGGCTTCAGCAGATCCAATACGTGCGATGCGATTAATAAGATAAGGAATATCGAAAAAACGACTGTTCCAACCAGTGACGATGTCTGGACGATTTTCGCACCAGAACTTATGGAAACTAGCCAGAAGAGCTTCTTCAGTATCAAACTTACGATATTGAATAAGATCGCCATACATTTCAATGGCACATTTTTCATAGTTGTAATCTCCTAGACCCCAAACGTGGTAGATAGATGACTGACTTGATTTAAGAGCAATTGAGATAATCGGTTGAATAGCTTCTTCAGGTTTTGGGAAACCGTCATCAGACGCAACCTCGATATCAAAGTTAACAACATTGACGTGTGAAGGATTAAATTTAATTTCTTCTGGAAACATGTCGGTAATACATTGCTGAATATAGTTTGTATTACCGTAGACTTTAAATTGATCGATATCTTTATATTGGTCAATAAAGTTACGAGCCTCTTTCATGGATGCAAAACCCATAGGCTCGACTGGCGTACCATCGAGGGCTAGCCAGTCTGTGTTTTTATTTTTACTTGGAATAAAAAGTGTTGGTGAGTATTTAATTTTCTTTTCAACACGCACGCCATTGTCGTTGTAACCGCAATATAGGATCTGATTACCGTAGCGGTTTACTGATGTGTAAAATGACAAATGA